ATGGACAAGTGCGGATGAAAACGAAAGATACAAACAAGGTATTCATTCTCCCGAAGTCAAAGCCGCAATAGAAAAGCAGAATAGAGTTGATTACGTCATTAACATGATGACAACCAAACTTAATCAGATTTTATCTTATCAGCAAAATAATAGGACTGAATTTAAGATAAAAGCTACTATTGACCCGATGGATGAAATTAAGGCTTCTATCGGGAATATAGTCTTTAAAGACTTTGAGCATAGGACTAACTTTAAGTATCTTGAAAGCGATATAGCTGATTCGGGTATTACGGTAAAGTATGGAGTAGCAAAGATTTATCTTGATAAAGACTCTCAATTAAATAATGTAGTTATGGTAAAAGATTTAGACTACAAGAATTTTATTTGGGATTCAAACGCAACTACCTATACTAAGAAAGATGCTTTGTTCATGGCTGAACTTGAAAAAGTTTACAGATTACAGATAAGACAGGAATATGGTAAAGAAGCATCTGAACATAGAGTAAGTGGAGAAAATTTTGAGTGGGGACGGAATTTAGATGCTTATTATATCAGTCCGAATCCAGATAATCAAGATTACGATATTATTACTAAATTTACTCATTACGAAAAAGTTTTAAGAGATTATTATATTTTAATTTTTAATGATTATGTTAATAAGACTCGAATAGTAGAGAAGTTCAGAGATAAGAAGAAAGCAGAATATAGACAGAGAGAACTTTATCTTACTTACTTAGATGATGATTTAGAACTGCCTGAAAGTTCAGTAGATAAATCAGTTGAAACAGAACTTGATAAATATGTCTTTACTATGGATTCGATTCTTGAATATGAAGAAACAGAGTTAAAAGACTTCCCTTATGGGATTTATCAGTCATTTACTTTTAAAGATAAAGTTTGGTGTTTCGCTGACATATTAAAACCATTACAGCAATTTATTGACAGATATTTCAGTCAGATTGATTACGGTCTTGGGAAAGATATTAAGAATGTTTACGAGTTAGCAGTTAATCAATTAGCTGATGGACTGGATTACCAAAAGGCTTTGGATATTATTGAGGAAAGCGGTATAGTTCCCGTAAAAGCGGTTAACTCTATAAACGCAGTAAGAAGTCAGGGAATAAATCCTCAATGGACTCAAATGATTACTTTGGTTCAGTCTTACTTGGAAGATATAGCTGGAGGTAGAAGTTTTCAGGGACTTTCAGAGGGGGCTAATGAATCGGGAGTTTCGGTAGAGAAGAAAGCACAGCAGGGAGCTTTAATAGCGGCTTTGTTTTTAGAAAACATAAAGAGATGGAAAAAAGATTTAGGAGAAAAACTTCTTTGGTGGTTCAATAAATACGATACAGCAGAGAGAGTTATAAAAGTAGCGGGTGGAGAACTTAACCCGGAAATGCTTCAATTATTACAAGGACAAGGTTCGTTTGCTCCTTCAATGCAAGAACCTAATAGCGGATATGTAAAGATAAACTCTACACCTTTAACAATTTTTAGAGACGCAGAGTTTGAACTTACGGTAAGCGATAATCCTTATAGCGAAACTTTAAGAGAGCAAAAATATACTAAATTGCTTTTAGTTGGTCAGACAATGCCGGAGATTAGGACTGTACCAGAATATTTGGGATTGGTTTTAGATACACAAGATATTGATTATAATACTAAGCAAAAATTAATAGTTGGTTTTGAGAATCAATTAAAAGCGCAACAACAAATGGCACAGGCTGAAATGGCGCAGAAGCAGAAAGAATCACAAAATAAGAACGACATTGAACAAAGTAAATTAAGATTACAAGCCCTTGAATTAGGGATAAATGCCGGAAAACCTGAAAAGGCAGAAAAGAAATGATAATCTACATTGAAGGTAAAAGAGTACAGATTAAAAGCAATCTTCCCATTGAAGCAAAATGGAATGAAAAAGAGCAAGTTTTAGAAATCGAATATACAAAAGAAAATGGAGAGAAAAAGAAATATCTTTTAAGAAAAAGTTTTAAGGACGGACTCGTCCTCAATTAGTCAACAACAAAAAGGAATACAGAAATGGCAGAGCAAGCTGAAAGCACTCTCATGCAAGATTTACACGACTCAGTCGGTAGTCAAAATGACCAAACCGAAAATGAAATCGTAGAAAAAGAAGTTGAAACTAAAGAAGTCTCAAAAGACCAATCTGAAGTCTCAACAATAACGGAAGAATTTGCTAAGAAAGCAGGATTACCAACTTCGTTTGTCGGAAAGTCTATGGACGAACTCCCTAAAGCGATTAGGAACTTGCAAGCAAATTATACGCAAAAGTCTCAGGCGTTATCTGAATTAGGAAAGAAAGTTGAACAACTCGAAAAATCGATTATGAGTCAGGCAACTAAAGCCGAAAAAGAAGAGACAAAAGAAATAATCGAAGAAATACCAGACCCCGTTACTGACCGTCAAGGATTTAATAGATGGTTGGAGAATAGGGACAAACGGAAAGAATCTGACCTCGAAAAGAAAATCGGCGATATGTTCGAGAAAAAATTCGGCAACCAGATTAAAACCGTTGAAGATTATACTAATAAACAACGAGAAAATCAAATTATGACCTCTATAATGGATTCTGTTGATGAGGGTACAGATGTAGATAATTTAATTCTCGAATGGGGCGAAGCCAATGGTGTTCGTGGGAACGATGAAGAAATCAAATATTGGTTTAATCATCCCGAACAAATGGCAAAATCGGTGATTAACTTTTATAAAGCCAGTAAATTTGAAGAACTTTCATTAAAGAAAGAAAAAGAAATTGGCGATGAAGTTGTAAAGAAAACTTCTAAGACTATAAAAGAGATTAATCAGAAAAAATCTACCGATTTGAATAGTGTCAAACGAGAAAGTAAAGAATCGAAAGACCCATTGATGGAAACACTTATAGATATGGTCTCAGAATAAGGAAAAATTAAAATGGCTTATACAACCACAGTAATCGGCACACAGACAACTGTTAATCAGTTAGCCGCAAATCAAATGCCAGATGTAGATAGATTTCTATATCTATTAGAACCATATCAGACTCCGCTTATGCAGAGTTTGTATTTCAGCAAAAATTCAAGCGAAAAAGTAATCAACGAAAATGGTAAATTCAGTTGGTTCGAAGATGAGTTATTCCCGCATCAGACAACTATTACCAATATCACAGGTGGAGCTACTTCGGAAGATAACATTACCGTAGGTTCTTATACCGTATTCAACGTAGGTGATGTATGGTTAATTGACACAACCGAACAAGTTGTATACATTGATTCATTAGACTCTAATCAGGTTGATATAACAATCCTTGATGGTTCAACACTCATTACAGCTTGTACCACAGGTTACATGAGAAAAATCGGTTCAAGAAACCATGAATTTGACGTTGCAAGAACAGCCGCTTTCACAAGTGAAATTGAAAAATTCAACTATTGCACAATTCATTCTGAAACAGTAACAACCTCTGGTCGTTATCAGGCAGGCGAGAAATATACCAATGGTAAATCTCACGCTGAACAGGTAAAGAAAGCTACATTACAGATGAAACTTACCTTTGAAAGAAATTTCTGGTTCTCGACACTTGCATATAGCGGAACAATTTCTACCAATTACAGAATTACCTTTGGCGAAGGTTTCTTGGGTAGAGTAACAACTAACAAAATTCCTTATACAGGCACAATTACAGAAGATGTATTTGAAGATTTTTTAAAGACAGTTATGCAGAAAGGTTCAAAGACAAGAGATATTTATGGTGGTGCTGATGCTATAATGGATATAAACAAATTCATCAAGAACAAATATCAGTTACAGAACATGACCAAAGAATACGGTATCAACGTAACAACATATTTGACTCCTTTCGGTGAAGCAAAAATCAAATGGAATCCTATTTTTGAAGGCAAATTCTCTTACTCATTATTTGCTGTTGACCCCAAAAATATCAAAATGAGATATATGGATAGTGATGATAAAGGTTCAAGAAAATTCAGATTAGAGCAGAATGTTGAAACTCCGGGTACAGATGGTAAATCAACAAAACTGTTAGCTGATATTGGATGCCAGATTCCAAATGAAGAAGTTCATGGAATTTTATATAAAGCATAATTTAACGGGGACGAAAGTCCCCAAATAAAAGGGAGAACCTATGTATCATTTTTTTTCAGATGGAACCCATAAGGGAACAAAACTTTGGGATAACGGCAGAAAACTTGCCGAATTTCAAAAAATGGTTGGTGTACAATGCGGTTATTTTTGTACAGAAGATGCCGAAATAGCAGAGTCTATAAGAAAATATCCTCTTTTTAATAGGAATATACGAGAATCAAAAGATGGTAAAGTACCTAATTTCGAGAAACCTCCGCAAGTGAATTATATACAGAAAGATTCCGGTGTTGAGGTAATTAAGATTGAGGAAAATTTACCAAAAGCTGAGCCTCCGAAAGAAGTTAAAATTGACACCTCCAAATTTGTCCGTTATGGTGAGCTTAAAGCTAAACTTTTTAATGAAAAGGGAGAAATCAAAAAGCCTTCTCCGCATTTCAAAAAAGAGGAGATTGCTCAATTATTAACCGAGTTCGAAGAACTCAAGAAACAAATAGAGGTATAAAATGTCAGTAAACGCATATCAACAGCACACATCTTATTTTGTTGAATCCACAGTCCCTACCAACGGTGTCGGTGGTAAATGGGGACAAGAAGGTTATACTTATGGTGTGACCGACACATCTGCGGTATTAGCGAATACAGCAAACGCATTAGTTAGTTATCCTTTCGGTTATCGTGCCGCTTCGATAGCAACCAAAACAGTAGCAGTAAATACAGTTCCAAGAAACCATTTCTCCGGAACAAAGTTCCTTTGTGGTATGAATGTAGTTGTAGCTTATGACGATGTTGTAGCTATTCTTTCTCTTTCTGCTTCTTATGACGGCACAAATTGGACAGACATTGCAACCGTTATAGCCGATACCACTCCAAACGTAACAGGTGTAAAACAGGCAATAGTTGACTTATCAAGTACCTATGCGCCTTATTACAGACTTACATTCAATTCGAGTGGCTTAAATATGGGAACTTCCGGAACAGCAAAATTCTTTTATTGTGTACCCAATCCTTCTTAATTCATTGGGGGCGTTTAGCCCCCTTAAATAAAGGTGATTCATGGCGACAGGTGATTTGGCGAAAGCTCTAAAGGCAAAAGTAAGAACTTCTTTAGACGAAGCAAGTGCGGGTTTTTGGACTGATACTGAAATTTATGCGGCGTTAAATGATGGGCAGAAAGAAATTGCTAATATTATTTTGACAATGTATAAACAGAGAAGCAAGATAACTAATAATGAGAAGTTACCCGAAATACTAAGAGCTTTATTAGCGACAACTACAACAGCAACGGGTACTGGAAATTTGCCAGCAGACTATTGGACTTATCTTAATTTGTATGTTACTACTACCAATGTACCAATTTACATTCGTGGAGATGGGGTAGATAGACACCAAAGGCTTAATACTTACTTAGTAAGTTCTTCTACACAGCCTTATGTCTCGATTTCGAGCACACAAGTTGTCCACGAAACAGGTTCAATAGCTTGGATGATGGACTATTTAAAAGTAATAACCGATATGTCCGATTCGGTTGACCCCGTATTACCTGTTATGGCTTATAACGCAATAGTGAGTTATGCAATAGCTTTCTTATTAAACAAAGACGAAAATCCAAGAGCAAGTCAAGAGTTTCAAACATTTTTTACATTAACCCAAACTTTATATATATAGGTGAGATATGGCGGCAACATTATTACAATTAAGGGATGAATTAATTTTAAGAGCAGATGTAAGAAATCACCCTCAATTTCCGACTCTTAGATTAAATAGAATTATAAATCACTCTGCAAGATACGTCCAGACTCAACTTAATGGTTTGGGGATGAAGAAGTGGGAAACATCTATTGCAACAGGGACTTTAAGTTCGGGGACTTTCGGTGCGGTAAGTACAAAAACTTTCTTAGTTACTGTTTTAACAGGTATGTTGGAAAGTCCGGCATCAATTAGATTTATTGAGACTACAGACGGTTCTATGGGAAAAGGGTTGGCTTATCCTATCGATGAAGGAGTGTTCCACGAACAACTTTCAAATACTTATCTTGCACCTACTTTAACAAAACCAGCTTTTGCAAGGATTTCAGGGACTATACATTTAGCTCCAACTACAATAACAGGTGGTACGGTGCATTATTATAAATGTATTACAGATTTAAGTTCTGACTCTGATATTACAGAAATACCTACAGAATTTGAAGATTTTATTTTACAGAAAGCGGTTATTGAAGTAGAGGCGGATTTAAACAGAATCGAGAATAAAGAAAATAAAATTCAGGCTTTAGAAGCAAATTTAGCCACCGTTTATGCTAAATTCAATGGTAAACAGGCAGAATTGAATAGAAGTGCGGCAACAACAAACGCTAAACTTTCGTAGGTAAAATATGACTTTACAAGATATTAGGGATGATTTTGTAGTAAAATATAAACTCGAATGTCAGAAAAGAGGCGCAAAAGAAATACAGTTTGGCGACAAGATTATTGCTAAATGGATTTCGGATGCTCAACAGGATATTCAAAGACGACACAATATTTTAAGTGGTGAATATACTCTGATTATGATAGAGGATGAATTTAGTTATGAACTACCTACCGATTGTTCAAACATAACTAAAATTACAGTTGATAATGTGCCTTTAGACAGAGTTAATTTAGGCGAGATGCAGGAAATTGTAACTGCCGAAGGTACACCGACAAGATATGCGATTAAATTAGCCGATACTCTCTCCGTTCAGTTTGATTTAAGTGAAGCGGATAAAGAATTGACCGTTTATTATGATGTAGATACCAATTATGCTTCTGACTCTGATAATGATTGGGGCGGATTTAATGGTAAGTTTTATGGCAGTTTAAGACTCCCACAGAGATATAACAGAGCCGTTGTACTTTATATCCTTTCTGAAATTTATGATGATATTTTACCGAAATACGAAAAAGAGATGAACTCTTTAAGAGAATCGCAGTATAGGAATAGAACTTCTACTAAATATTCAATGGGTGGTTATTAGTGGATTTAGTAATCAAGAACATAGCGGGAGTTAATGAATCACAAGACCCCGAAAGCATAAAAGAAACCGAAGCAACGGTATTAAAGAATTTTGTCCTTAATAAGTCTATTGGCAAGCCTGTTAAAAGAGGTGGAATAAATCTTTTTAATACAAATGCCGGAGCCGCTTACTCTTTACACGATATTTTGGATAGTGCTGGAGCAAATTATGTTGTGGGACAGATAGGTACTAACTTTTCAAAATCTTTAAGTGGTACAGGTGCGTGGAGTGCGGTAAAAGGTAGTTTGACTTCTAACGCAAAGACAAGATTACAGACTTATAACAACTCTCATTACATTACAAACGGTACAGATGCGCCTTTTATTATCACAGGAAGCGCATTTGCAAGTGTATATACTTATAATATTACAAAACCCGATGTAAGTGGCATTACTTCAATAAATACAACAGTCCCCGCTTTAACTCCAAATACATATTATCAATGGGTAATGGTTTATGTAACTGCTTCTGGTGAATATTCTGCACCTTCTGCACCATTTACACATTTTTGTGCTAATTCCAATATAACAGCAAACTCTACATATAGAGGTGTGCAATTTTCAAATTTACCTGTTAGTTCGGATGGAAGAGTAGTGCGACGTTTAATTTTCAGGACAACAGGTGGTGGAAATATATTTTATTTATGTCAATCAATAGATAATACCGCTACCGTTTGGTCTGACATTTATCCTGATACGTCTTTAGACCAATCAGAGTATATAACTTTAGTAAGTACATTGGATACCGCAAAATATGTTACGACTTATCAAGAAAGGTTATTTTGGGGGAATATAGGCATTGCAGACTTTATACCGGATATGGTTTATGGTACTGTAAGTTCTATGAGTGCCGCAAATGGTTATTCTTTCAATGGAACTGCTGGTAGTGGCGGGTTATTGACCGCAGGGACTTATTATTATAAAATAGTTTTTGTTGATTCAACAGGAAAAACCTCTGCGAGTCGGGCGTCTATAAGTGTAACCGTTGGAGCGAATGGAAGAGTAACTTTTGGTGCAGTACCCGTACCATTAGACCCAAGTTATCAAATTAGACTTTATCGTTCAACTGATAATGTTACTTTTTATTTCCTAAATATCGACCCACGTTCTAATGACGATGCGGGAGGAACGGCCGTTACAAGTGAAACCTTGCCTAGTGCAACCTCTTCATCTACTACTTTTAATAGTTCGGTTGTATATACAGAAATAGGCAAACCATCACAAATAAACACCATAAATATTACACAGGTTCTACCTGATAATGGTGATGAAATAACGGGTATTTTACCCGTTGCTGATGGAATATTAGTTTTTAAAAGGAACTCAATAGCACAGATATTTGTCTTTGGTAATCCATTAAATTGGAAAGTCCAGACCGTAACTACTCAAATAGGGTGTGATTCTCCCAACTCAATTCAGAAGATAGGAAATAGGATTTATTTCATATCAAATAAACAAGTTTATAGATTTCCAGATAGTATAAATACTCCGATTTCTATTCCCAAAAGAACGACTTTAAGTGGACTTACTACTCTATACGACTCTGCTTACTCAAATTATTATCAGTGGTATATTTTGGCGGGTGTTTTTGATTCCCTAAATAAATTAGTGGTTTATGATGAATTATTGAACTGTTGGTATGAATTTACCTATGTAGGGAATATAAATACTTATTCGGTGATAGAAAAGACTTTAGGAACCACAAAGGGAACTTTACTTTTAGGTGGCACTTATCTTTATAAATATGATGAAAGCGTGTCTTTAGATTACGAAGCGGCGGCAACCACACAAGAAATAGTACCTACGTTTACAAGCAAGACTTATACTTTTGAAGAGGCAAATGCTTTAGGAAGATTAAGAAAGTTATATGTCGATTATAAGAAAAAAGACGACCAGACGGCTACATTTACTCTATTAAATCCGCAAGATTCAGGTAATTTGACCGTTAGCGACACTACCAATTCGACTTTATCAACTGACTATAAGAATTACGAAAAAGAAACAGACGCAATGACGGGCGCAATTAGAACTTGCAACAAAATAAATCTAACCGTTACAGGTGCGGGAGTTACAGAACTTAATACCGCAAAACTTAAATACAGGATAATCAATCGTGGCAAACGACAAATTTAATCCAGATTACAAATATTCTCCGGCTTTAGAAAATGGAAAGTTAAGACCGTCTATCAAATCAGTCCTTAAAGGTACTCCCTTTATTGAGACTTTGACGAGTGGCAATCTTAACTTTTTATACGCCTTTAATGGTGATTGGGTCAAATTTAACGTAAATGCCGAAGATGAATTGAGAGTTAAAAAACTTGGTATTGGTTTGAGTAATTCAGACCCGATAACTTATGATTTAACCTTGAATGATGGTTTACAGTTCGGCAATCCAAGTTATACAGCCGGAAGTTATAAATTTGATGGTGCGGGATTCTTATTTGATTATAATAACTCCTATTCAGGTGAAAGTTTTTTAAGTATAGATAATATTTTAGTTAGAAAGACTTTAACAGTATTTGACCTTTTAATCATTCAGAAACGATTTACCAATGGTTCTTTATTTATCTCAAATGGTGCTAAAGTAGCGAGTGTTAATGGAACTACAATTACTTTCGAAGACCCGACTAAATTAGGTGCGTGTCCTTTTGCCGCAGGTGATTTGATTTTCACGATTAGATTTAGAATGGATTCAACTACGGTAATGAAAAGTTGTTATGCTACCGTAAGTTCTGTTTCTGGTAATTCGGCTGTTGTCTCTTATGATTCGGGTACTTTTAGTGTTGGGGATGAAGTTGCGAGAGTTGGCAATACTACCGATGCAACACGACAAGGCATGGTTTATTTGACCTCTGATGATACAACAGCACCTTATATAGACATTGTTACAGGTGTGAGCAGTTGGGCGGCTTGGAACTCTACCAATAAGGTGGTGGCTCGTTTAGGACGATTAAAAGATTTACCAACAACCTCTTTTGGGACATTACCAGATGTTATAGGACTTTACCTTAAAAACAACATCTATATTGACGATGGCAGTATTAACATGGGTACTACCGGATATGTAAGAGCCGGACAAACCGCTTACAATACAGGTTCGGGATTCTGGTTAGGCTATACAGGTGGAGTTTATAAGTTTTCATTAGGCAATTCAACTACAAATTATATTACTTGGGATAATACAACTTTAACGGTAGCGGGAACGGTAAATATTGTAGGTGGTACAGGGTTTCCAAATACTTATTATAGTGCCTCTACAAGTCCTCCGGCGACACCCAAACTACAAGATATTTGGTATCAAACCGATACCGGAAAAATGGTTAGATACAACGGTTCGGCATGGCAAGATACGGCAAATGATACCACTTTAGCTCTTACAACAGGCGTTTCTTTAAGTGGTGGGGGAATAACTTTAGGAACTTCGGCGGCTTTTAAAAGCGGAATGACCTCTTATGTAGATACCACAAATGCGGGTTTCTTTTTAGGACTTGTTACCAGCGTGCCTAAATTTAAGATGCAAAACGCAGGTTCTACAAAATACTTTTTATATGATGGTGCGGATTTAAGTTTAGTTGGTGGTACAATTACAGGCGGGACTATTCAGACGGCTACAAGTGGACAAAGAATCGTAATGGCTGGCGCAACTAA